TAATTTGTCCCTGCCTCTGCTTCTGCACAAGTGAAGTTACTTGACCTTGGATATTCATTTAAAGAGCGTTTATTTGTACAAATACAGATGAACTACCACCACCACCGCTTAGAGTAGCTTTCATTGAGCTAGATCCGCTTGTGAATTTGTATCCTCCTGCATCAGTTAAAGCACTGTCTGCTAAGTCTACATATACGGAGCCTACCTTCTGAGATAGTGTTATTGTTCCTCCACCGAATGTACCGCTGCACATTAGAGTTCCTTCCATAGGACCCCAATCAAGTGTTAAAGTGAGGTTGCTTGTTGTAAGCGTATCACTTGCACTTATTTGACCTGAGTTATCGTTACCGATCGCATAGTTTAATGCAGTTGTTGATCCGTCAGAGTTATTTCTAACGCCTGTTATATTTCTAGTTGCCATTATTTAGGTATATTTGATCCTTTAGTATTACCTCCGTAACTTGGAATATTACTTCCTGAGTTTTCAGAAGCTCTTTTGATTGTTAAATTGCCTACGCCTCTTTTTTTCTTTTTCTTTTCCCCTGTACTTCTATCTACCTTTTCCGCTGTTTTTGTCGGAGGAGGAGGAGGAGCAGGAGGAATAGGAGGGTCAGGAATGTCAGGGGAGCCTGTGCACATAATTATTCTTCTTTATTTATAATTGTTTCATTTTGTTCATTATATTTAGAAGTCAGAAAGTTTATTACTGATCTTTGTCCATAATGAAATAAGAGCGACGAATGTTCCGTATTCGCTCCAAAATCTTTCATAGGGAAAGCTTTGTTAAGAGATTCTACAACCTCTTTAGGAATACTTGGAAAATTTGACGTGTTTTTAAGTATCATATTTATTCCTTCCTATGCCTATATCATCAAGCTCTGTAGGGAGTTTTCCTTGATCAATCCAATCTTTTGTCTGTACCAAACACATAGCATTCCAAATAACAGCACCACCGTGATCCTCTGCTTTATCATCTTCCATGTACTGCCAAAGGTGACGGTACATAGCATCAACATAACGACTTAAAGGAATACCTTTTTGCCAATTGTTCCTACCGTATTTTGTAGCACCTTCTTCAAACCTTTGAGAGGCTCTACGAAGTGCTGCGATAGGTAATAATGAAGGAAGACCTTTTCCGTTCATTGCATCACGAACTGCTCCTGTATCAAAGTTAGAGCGTTCTCCTGAATCAGGGAGTGTTGAATCATTTTTCATAAAGTCAAATTCTAGCTGTTCCATAGTTTTATTTTCTTTGTTGATTTAGTGTAGTCTCCGTGGCGTAGAATATAAGCCATACGAGCGTTTAAAAGAGCTTCTGTTTCGTTACTGCCTTTTGATGTATAAGCATCAACAACAGACTTCCAAGTAGCTCCGTGTTTGTTAAGATATTTCTCAGCAGTAACCATACCGAAACCTTTAAGACCTGCGTATCCGTCTGTAGGATCTCCTGCTAAGGTTTGACATAGATGAGTAAAGTCAGCTTCTGTTTTTGTAATATCGTGAAACTGCTTACGAGTGAAGTCGTAGAACTTACAAGGTATAGTCTTGAAGTCTTTGTCACCACTTACTGCGATGTAGTTGTTGTTTGGCTTAGATGCCATAATACCAATAACATCATCAGCTTCAAGATTATCTACAGTGTAAGATTTCCAATTAGCTGACATCCACTCAATGAGAGCACTAAGTCCTAAAGGCTTACGCTTTGTTTTTCTGTTAGACTTATAAAGAGGGTTTAGGTCTTTTCTGAAGTTCTTCTTAGAAGAGAAAGCAAGCTCAACGGAATCGCAATTAGCTTCATCCATTAATTCACCAACGTGACGTATAGCCTCAGACTGCATCTTGCTAGGCTCTGAGTGAAGTGTCCAATATTGGTCATTCCACATTATTTCTGTTTCAGCGAGGAAGGCTGCCCTGTAAGCAACCATATCGCCATCTATTAAAGCAATCATATTGTTGTTTTTAGTTGTTGTATTTTGTTTATGTCTTGTTTGAGTTGCGTAATTTTACGAGTTCTGTCATCGACTTGAGTTGATAGATCTTTAATCTCGTTTTCTTTTTCTTGGATCTTAACGTCTATTCCATACATAATGTATTCTTTCATATTGTGATCATCCATTAGTGAGTCTCCTTCCAATTGTTGCCGACTTTAAATTCACCATCTAACTCACAGAGAAAGTCGAGTGTCTTTCCTGCTTGTTTGATAGCATCTACAAAACACTGACCAAGTTCATCAGCGTGCTCAGGTGCACAACTAAATTGAACTTCATCGTGAATATTTCCGTGGAGTTTAAAAGGCTTACAAGCACTCTCTACGAACTCTATGAGAGCTTGTTTCATTATAACGGCTCCTGCAGACTGTAAGAGGACGTTGAGAGCACTGTGTTTAGAACGACAGGGGAGCTTCCGTCCATCTAAACCTTTGAGATAACCTTTGTTATCTACAGTGTCTTCAACATCACTCAGGAGTCTTTTGAAGGCAGGAATAGCATCAAAGAAGTTCTGTCTTAAACGTCTTCCTTGTTGCGTTGATCCACCTGCAATAGCTCCTAACTTTGCATCACCTGCTCCATAGATTAGAGCGTATCCAAAGGTCTTAGCTTGATCTCTAGTTTCTAGTCCTGCTGCTTTTTGATTAGCAGTATGAACATCACCTTCAAGAACAATCTTAGCGTATTCTCCTTTGTCGTAGTGAGCTAGATAAGAGGCTAAACATCTAAGCTCTAAACCACTAGCATCACAACCAACAAGAACACTACCTTCAGGAGCAGTGAAAAGTTCTCTACATTCATTTCCTAAAATACTTCTAACGGAAGGTACTTGAGCTAGATTAGGACGATTGTGTGTACATCTTCCTGATACTGCTCCGTTGGTATTTACTTGTCCGTGAATGACACCATTCTTAACAAGCTTCAACCAAGCGTTAGCACCTTCTGCAAGCTGTCCAAGTCTTTTAGTGAGTAGCAAGTACTCTAAGAGTTGTTCAGCTTCAGGTGTTCCTATTTGTTTTAGAACGCCTTCATCAATCTTTGGACGTTTACCGTCATACGCAGCAGGCTCCCAACCTTTCTCCATTAATCTAAAAGCAATCTGATCTCTTGATGCAGGATTAAATGGAATTGATTTGGTCTTACGCTCACCACGGAAACAGTCCTTTGGTTTATAGCCGCTTTCAACCATTGCTTTCTTTGTTGGGAATTGTTTCCCATCTGCATCCTGCCACTGAAAGCTTTTGGTTTCTATGATAGTAGGAGGGAAAGCAACTTGTAGCTCTTCTTCTAAAGTTAGACGACGAACTACTAGAGTCTTTGCAAGCTCTTCAGCTTTAGCTAAATCAAAAGGAAAACCATCCCACTCTTGCTGTCTCATATACAACGCAAAGTCGTGTTCGAGTTTAAGCATTTGTTGTGATGGATTTTTCTCCATTAGATATTTGTATAAATCAAAGGTAACAAAAACATCTTGCTCACAATACTCTTGCATCTCTTTTGACCATTGTGACCAATCGGTAGTTTCTCCAAAGTCTCCTTTGTGAGAACCTATACGATGTCCCCAAGCTTTAAGGCTGTGTGATCCAAATAATTTAGGCTCAAGGTTTTCACGTTTGAAGTCATCGTTACGTAGATCAGGATAGATACAACGAGCCATTATTAATGTGTCTAAAATTCTTGGGTGATTAAACTTAAATAATTTAAACAGAGCAGGAATATCAAAACCAATAACGTTGTGACCACAGATATAATCTGCACTACCTAAAAGATTTAATCCTTCCTCCATGTTACTGTTGGTAAAGGATTTCATCGCGTCGATCTTAGGATCGTAAACTGACATACAATGACAGACTTCTAGACCTTCAAGAGTACTGAAGTCATCAATGCCGTTAGTTTCTATATCAAAGAAAAGTATTTTAGAAGGGACGTGCGACATCTTCTTCTCCTTCCCAAGCGTGTTCTTGCATACGTCCTGTGTTCTCGTCGTACTGTAAAGTACAAGCAACACCTGTCAGTCCGCAGAAACGGTTTTTAAGAACTCTAATATTAGTTCTGTGTCTATTCTCTTCGGCTTGTAGGTTTCTTTCCAAACCACAAACTGTATCCGATAATTGTGCAATACTTGCAGAGCCTCTGAGATGGGCTAGAGAAGTTGCTGTTCCTTCTTCGTGACCTCTACCTTCAGGACGTTTGAGGTGACTCACTAAGAGCAGTCCTACGTTGGTCTCTTGTACGAGAGATCTAAGCTTAGTCATAAGTCTGTCGATAGTCTTACGTTCGTCTCCGTCCATATCACTAACAACAATACTAAGGTGATCTAAAACAATGTAATCAACTTCTAGAGCTTTGATCATATAACGAACGTGGCTAAGAAGATGATCAGCATCAAGAGAACCAAAGTGATCATATAAATAGAATTTACCTGAACCAACAGTCTTACTGTAAGCTTCTTTGTATTTAGCATCAGGACTAAAAGGTTCTAGGTGTATTTGTTTACCTAACTCTAATCCGATGATACTGTTTGCTGTTCGTTCAATAGATTCTTCGAGAGCAATCATACCAACTTTCTTGTCGGTAGTTGTGAGAATGTGCTGAACGATTTGCTTACAGACTTGTGACTTTCCTACACCACTTCCTGCACAGAACGTAGCGATCTCAGATTTACGTAAACCCTTTGTGAGATTGTTAAGTCCTTCGAAAGGATAAGGAATAGTATCGTAAGATTTAAAAGTAGTTAAACGTTCTAGGATCTCTGAGCCATCAATGATTGAATCAGGTCTAAAAGGTTTAGCATCAAAGCAAGCAAGAACAACTTCTTTACCTCTACCTTGGAGATGCATTTCATTAGGATCTTTTAAAGGTAGTTTAGCTACACGAGTTTTACCAAGAGGTAATAAATGTGCTACTTGCTCTACTGCCTTTTGTCCTTGTTCATCGTTATCAAACATCAACACAATATGACCGAACTTATCGAGCCAATTCATATGACGTTGGAAGACTGACTTAGCTGACTGAGCTCCTGTTGGGAGACTTACTACAGCCCATTTGTTTGCTTGTAGTTGTGAAACCGTAAGACAATCGATCTCACCTTCTGTAATACAAAGATGATGCCCACCATTAGGAAACAGATGCTGACCAAAAAAAGTCGTGGGAGAACCATTACAAGAGAAGGACTTATCCTCATACCGAAGTTTCTGAGCGTTAAGAGAGCCTTCGCTGTTTTTATAATTAGCAATGTGAACAGGTTTGCCGTTAGCCTTGCCGACTCGATAATCGTAGCGTTTACAAGTATCGCGATTGATTTTCCGAGCAGGGAGATCAGTAATCTCGCCTTGGACGAAAGAAGTGTTATTGGGTTGTGATTGAACATAAGTCATATTTTGTTGGTTGGTTGATTTGTTGAACTCGCTACAAGAGAAGCAGTATGTACTTCCATCCTCGTTGGTACAGAGGGCATCGGAAGAACCGCAATCATTGCAGGGTTCATGTGTTTTTATAAAAGCCATTCGTTAGGAATCCGTTGGTGAGCCCAAGTGTAGTCGTGCTTATCGCACCATTGGGCGTATGTTGTTTTAGATCGACTGTTAATTCGATTGTAAGCGTTTTGAAAAACAAAACGGATATCAAGGGTAGGGTGCTCTTTGCGAACAGCTAGATGCTTAGTTCTGTCAGCTCCATCCCAATATCCTTTTGCTTCGATGATAATTCCATTATCTAATATAAAATCAGGAGTATACTTTTTAGGTAAGGTATACTCTAACTTTAAGGTCTCGTAAGAGAACGACGCTCCTAACCGATTAAGGTTAGCAGCAATCGTCTTCTCAAACTTACTACGAAACTTATTAGAAGCTTGGGGCAAAATCAGAATCTTCTTCTTTAGTAAACGCTGTTTCTAGGCTCTCACTTACAAAGCCTCCATCTTCAACACCAAACATACTAGAGCCACCTGAAGAGTACTCTTTGAGTTCGATAACTTGAACTGCAGATAATTGTAAGGTGTAACCGAAACCTAGAGATGGGTTATACCAAGTCCAAGGTTTAACAGCGATCTTACAAGTTGATCCACTACCAATTTTTTCATTCATTGGTTTTGCTTGGCTGTCGTACAAAGCAATAGAGAAAGTCATCGGTCCTTTAACCGTTTCTTTCTTTGCTGCTTGTTTAGCGTATATCTCGAAGTCACCTTCATCAGTGATACGGATAGGAGATGAGTTAGCTCTTTTAAGCTTCTTACCTGTCTTGGCACATTCTGCTTGATACTGAGCTTCTACGTAATCTTTTACCTGACCTTCAAAAACTTTAAAGTCATCTTCGGTTAGGTGTAATTTGATTGAGTACATCCCACCTTGATCAAACTTATAGTTTGGTTCATTTACTTGTGGGTATACGGCTTTGCCTTTTGGGCTAGTTATATTTTGCATATAGTTTCCTTTGTGTTGGTTGTTATTATGAGAAGAAATAGACACTTCTTAAGACATCTGAAGGATCAAGATTTCCATAAGCAGGAACATCAGGCAGAGTGACTTGAGCGTCTTTTTCAATTTGAGATTTAAAAATTTGTAACTGATCATCTTTAAACGTTTCGTAAAAAACATTTCGTAAAGCTTCACCAAAGAACTGACATTTATTTGAATGTGTTCCGTATGAGTCGTGTATCATTGAGAAGTCGTATATTTGATGGTGTTGGTGAGCTTTTATAACTGAGAGATGTAGCATTGCTCCGTCTAATGAGTGGACGAAATTCGGTGCAATCCCCTGACGTTGGAGACGCGGAGATACAGTGTCAAGCTCATTCTCAAAATAAATATGAACTCCCTGTCCGTAAATCTTAGACGACACTTTGGCAGCACGTGTATTCTTATAAGACTGACAGACAGGGAATCCACTAGGAGAAACCCAATTAAGGTCTTTCCCATGGGAGGAAACTTCTTTAGCGACTTGGTGCATCCAAGACATACATTGTTTAGGTTTGTCTAAAACTTCGTTAATTGACTGCCAAACAAGTTTAGCTAGATAACCAACAACAACATATCTTTCATCGTGATCAAATGGATTAGGAATTTTCCTACTTCTTAATTTATCCTGAAACCATTCATCGGTGTAAGCTCTACAACTATAGTAGGTAGCTCCGTAGAAAAAGGTCATCACAGCTCGTTTGGTGGTCTTGCGATCAATACCAAAATCAAGCCAAGTCTTCGCAATATGATCGCCACTTGTAGAGGCAATTGTAAGGTGTTTTATTACTTGTTGAGCAACAACACCATAAATATCAGCAGGAAGTTTGTTAGGAGTGACGTTTGTTGTTTGTCCTCCATACTCATCTCGCATTAGCAATGATAGTATCTGTAAGCCGTTATTAGAGGCATCCATAGCACAAGGGAGTCTTGACTCTAACTTACCGTACTTAGTCCACTGAGCCCACTCAAAACACCACGCAAGGTAGCTCCAAGGTTTATCAGCCTCTAACCATTCAAGATTCTTTGTAGGGTCTTCAGCGATCCTCTCAACCATCTCTGAGTTATCTGAAGAGTAATTGTAACGATCCATCAGGGAGATCTTATCGTTACCCCATACATTGGCACCATGAATACCAAGCCAAAAAGCATCGGTTTCATTCTTGATTTTTTCAGGACGATTAAACTCTAACAATCCTCGACAAACATCAGGACCCTGAACACCAAGGAAAGCAGGGATGTTATACAAGCGTCCTCTGAAGTCAGCTTGTGTTGGATAGAAGAATCTATTACCTTCAAGCTTCTTAGCTAAATACAAGATTTTTGCGATCAGTAATCTTCGTGACTTGGTTGATAAATTGTAATCGTAGATCTGTGCTGCTTGTTGTCTCCAACGTCTATTAGCATCAGGATTATCTTTCATATCCATTGGTATAGGTGGGAGAGGTTCGTCTTCACGACTAGGTAAACCACCAACATTAACATTGTTTTCCCAAGCCCATTCCATAGCTTTGAGAACAGGGGAGTTAACTTTCCAAGGAGTTTGTTGAATTAAATTAGTAGCCTCCATTGGATTGTCTAGTTGCGTAGGAATACGTCTTAGATAATCCATGTTGTTTGTTTTGATAAACGGTAGCTTAGGAAGGCTTGTGTCTTCTGTAGCGTATCCTCCGTCCCAAACATTTGTCCAATCTTTAGGAAGCTCTACAGTAGGCAACCAAAAGGGTTCTAACATTTCTTTGTTGTTATTGTAGTCTTCGATCCATTGAATAGTCTCTGCAGTTGCTGACACGTATCTTGTAGGCTTACGGTTCTTTCTACCACCAAGATAAACATACTCAATAATTCCTGTAGTAACTCTAAGAATCTCAATGAGATTTACACCTGTGTTTAACTTGTCTCTGTGAGCCCATCTTTTAAATTCAGGAGCATCTTTTTTATCTGTCTCGTGTTTCATTGACGAGCGGATATGTCTTATCTGTTGTTTAAGACCTTTACGTTTTTGAGCACCTTTTAAAATTCCTCCTGCAACGTCACCATTTGTCTCCTGTAAAAATACACATCTATTCTGATCCTCGATACGAGCACCAAGAAACAAAGCACAAGAAGCTAGAGATCTTTTATGGGTAATACTGTCGATGACGGCACGTATAGCAATGAAGGAAATAACCTTCGTATCCATTGTTAAAAGTTCTTGCTGATACCTTGCTAAGTTTTTGTGAGTGAAGCCTTGTACCCAATCATCAATTCCTTTTTTAAATTTAGGAATAAGACCACGCATTAAACGTTGTCCGTAATTTGTTTCTAATTCAGATGAACGATCTCTTGTCTTCTCGACACGATTACGGTATCGTCCGACTCCGATCTCGATCATCTCAGTATTTAATTCCGATTGATTTAATTTGTCTGCCATAAATTAATTGTCACCAATTTGTCATCAAGGTGAAGTGATGTTTTAGATGGGATTAGAATAAGCTATTTAAATCAAATGCTTAGATACTGCGGTTTTTTGAAAGGGTTATAATCGGGAGTTCGAATCTCTCCGCCCCGACCAACGTTAAGTCCTTGATTTTATTATATAATTTCAGGTGACAAAACACTAACATTGTCATTTATTTGTCTCTATTTGTCACCGTTTTCCGTAACAGGGTTGCTGATTTTATGCTCTTCTTTGTCACTCTTTGGACTCTTCGTTGACAATGATTCTATCCTGAAGCCTAGCAAGTTTTGCTTTTAGCTTTTGAATATCTTCATTCAGGATATCATTTTGTTTTGTGAGGGAGTCGCAAGCCTTGGTCATAGCATTTAAGCCACGAACAAGGATGCGTTCAGTTTCTTTACTTAGATTTAAGTCTGACATTATTAAGATGCGGTTTTATATTCTTGATTGTTAAGAGCTTTAGAAGCATTCATAAGGTCTTCAGGACGAGTTGTAGCATACCTAAGAGTAGTTTCAATCTTCCTATGTCCCATATACTTCTGAATAACCATTATATTCACTCCTGATGACACCAAGCGTGTTGCACAAGTGTGTCTTGTCAAATACATAATCCATTCAGGATCATCAATGTCTAATCTTGCTCTTACTTGTGTCCAAACTTTGTATCTACGTTTTTGAGTTACTAGATCAAAAGGTACCTCATCATCATAACGTTGTAATATTTCAATCATCTTATCCGTCATAGGGTTACAACGATAAAGATCATTTTTAGTTTCTTCTATATCAATAACATAACCAAGAGTAGGATCTTCTCGCATATCTGTTTTCTTATTAAAGTTAGCGACCTCTGCAGACCTCATACCTGACTCTAAACTAAAATCAAAAAAGTCTAAGAACAGTTGATTAGGAATACCTTCAATAAGAGTTTTATCTCCATTTAAAAATGCTCTTATTGAACCAATTTCTAGATCACTAAAAACTTTAGGCTTTCCGTGTTTAAGTTTCTTACGCTCAATGTGTGGAGCATCTTTATGAATATTACGCAGCTTAGCCCACGTAAAAGTCTTTGAAATAATATTGAGCTTGTTGTTGATAGTTGCGTCAGCATTACCTTTCTCCTGAAGCCACTCAATAAAGTCATCAAGAGCAGTTGTAGTAACATCACTTAACAAAGTGTCACGAGGAAAGAACGTCATTATTTCTCTCATCTTTTGACTGTTACCGTAAGCACTGTCGGTATTCTTCCAATACTTGTGGTAAGTCTTTTCCATAGCTTCATCTAGAGTGATCATTGGTTCTTCGTTTACCAACTCAGCTATGTCTAATCCTAGTGATTTTCTTCTTCTTAATTCATCTTCCCATACCTCTGCATCTCTTGCTGTGGTAAATGATTTTCTAAAACGAACACCTTTTATCATAATGTCCGCTTGATATTGTCTGCCTTTTCTTCGTATACTCATTGTTGTTTATCTCCCAAGTCGTTCGAACGGTATCCAAACGTATTCCATTTAACTTGTTAACCCTTTTGTTAGAAGGGATTAGTGTTGATTGTCACCAATGTGAATCATTGTGAATCTGTTGTCAAGTAACAAAGTGAATAACGGTTGTAACGCGTGATAGTGGTGACAAAAAAAAGAATCGTCGTAACAAAAAAAGAATCGTCGTAACGCGTGATAGTAGAACTGCACAAAAAATAAGCATAAAAAAAGGCTACCTAGAGTGAACTAGATAGCCTTTGTGATTATTTACCGAACAACACGAACATCGTGATTATTACGTTTATGAGTATTATTGCATAGCAAGCATATATATAATTCAATGTAATTTGTAATTTACGTTAGGAACATTTGGATCCCAACAAGCCCTGCAGTCTTGGCATTTGTTTTGTTGAGTAGGTGCAGGGCAGTTTTGAGGTGCGTCATTCCAATCTACAGTGGAGGTCAATCTGTGACGTTTTGTTGGTGGTGAAGAACCTACCATTGTAGCGGATAGACGAAGAGATAAGTTAGTGGCGAGGGATTGCGTCTTTAAGAATTGATTAACAATGTCATATTCTCTTGTTGGTATCCAAAAGGTAATGTGCGGTAGAGCAAGAGCAATAGCATTGATATCTTGTAAATGTTCGAGGTCTTGTATGTCGCCTGAGTCGTGCCAACGAAAGTAGCCTGACTTTTCTTTGCGACGTATTAGTTCCGTGATAGCTGTCCGCCATTTATGACGGTCTGACATCAGAGCATTATAACGATACAGAAGAGCAGATTGAACATTGTTAAAACCATAGCGACCTTTGTGAGCGTAGCATCCGAAACATACCGAGCCTTTAACGTCTCGAAGTTTGGAACCTGTCTTACAAAGAGCAGCAGGGAGTGAATAGCCATAGCAAGGCATTTTGGACGGTGCTGATAGAGAACCACAGATCTCTTCAAGTTGTTTAATGCTGATTTTTCCATAAGTATTACCACCAATTGGTGTAGAAGATTTGTTTTCCTGATTGAGTGTCTGCAAGTGCATCTTGAAAGTATGTTATAGTTTTTGAAAGTTCTTCTTGATACCATTCAGTGTTGTCTACGTTGAAGAACCCACCTGTATCATCTTCGTTAGGATGTATGTCAGAGTCAGGATCTTTGAGTTTATCAAGAATGATTTTGATATCTTCTAACGACAATGATAGTCGTTGCATATTGAACGTGTTGTCAGTACGGTCAGTCCATAATCTGCACATATAGTTATCAAGCCAAGGCTGTTTACGCCAAGTGCCTACTTCTTCAGGTGCATCTTGTTTGAATAAATATTGATCTAGTCCCATAATATTAACTTGATAGGTAAGCACCTTCTATAGTTACAACAACATCTTGTTTTACGATGTCAGTGATACAATCTCTGTTATCTAGAAGTTTATCTTCGAAGTTACCATCGATGTCAGCAGTTTCTGTGATTTCGTCACGTAATCTTTCTAAGAAGTTATGATTGTCGAATAGTGAATCAACAAGACCATCGATGAGAGATGTTAGATCTTGGATAGGAATGACCTTCTGTGGCTCAGGGTCAGGTGTTGGTGTTGGTGTTGGTTTATTGTATATGGACATAATGTTAATAATTAGGTTCGATGTGAATTTTGCGTTTATCGAGATTGACTTGTACGTTGGAGAAGTCTTGATCGACAACTGCTGAATACACCTCTGCATCTGTGTTAGCAGTTACAGTGTATGTTTCTGTTACGGTGAAAGTGGTTAGCATGATAGTAAAAAGTAAAGTCTGTACTAAGCTAGAAACGCGACGGCAAGCTTTATATTTCTATTGAAGCATATCTGTGTGATCACGAAGTCGCTTATACACTTAGTACAGACAAAGTCAAAAGACAGGCTAGGGCTACCCCTAACCCTAACCTGCCAATATTATCGTTATGACTCTACAACTTGTGCAGTAGAAAAGTCTGTGAATTTATCAAGAGTCTTGTGAAGACCTTGAGAGAAACGTGGAGTACTGAATACATTACCACGCCATACATTTGTGAAAGCATTCTTGAGAGAATAAACTGTAGGCTCAATGAACACATCGTGCTCAGGATCTATGAACTGTTCGATGATAGGTAGAACTTGAGAGCGAGAACAAGCACCATTACGATATGCATCTAATACAAGATGGTCAACAGTAGCTTGGTCAACGTGTACTTGCTTGTAGCGATCGTTACGTAGCTGTGTGATCTCTTTCTTGTCCATAAGACGAATGACAGCTTGTTGTAGAAGACCATCAATAACATTGAAGAAGTTTTTGGTGTGTCTACGGTTGATAACAATCTCGTTGTCGAAGCATAAGTTAGAACAGATAAACGGTGCATCGCCTGCCATAACACCTGCAGGGAACTTTTTGTCGTGTGAATTACGAAGACCAACAATTTGAGCAGTGTCTTTGTTGCTAGGATTGTTCTTGTCTTGTATCTCAAACAGACCGAAGTAGTGATTACCTTTGTTGGATACAAGGTGTTTTTCTTGTACGATCTTTTGATTCATTTGTGATAGTTGATCTTGTAAACGGTTAACAAGACTTACGTGTGCGATAGGTCTGTAACTGTGTGTAGAGTCAGGTGTATCTACGTGACTTAGTTCTACACGTGACATTGAATCACCCCCACCTAGTAGGTCGAGGTTAAGAGTTGCTGTGTGCTCCTCTGCGACAGGTTGTTTTGGTTGGCTACTGCCTCGCCATATATTTGATAATATATTCATTGTTCTCATTGTTTTGATGGTTGATAAGATTGAAATTCTGTAGGTGACATCCACTCGGTATTGAACGAACTTTCCATTTCATACCAACTTTCTTCTTGTTTGTTGTAATCAGGATCGTCATCATTAGGGAAATCAGGTAAGAAGGTAGTGATATAGTGATCTTCATCATCACTTGTATTCCAATAACGTCCGCAGAAATCACAACCACCTTCATAGTACTTGAGAAGGAACTCTAGCTTAGGAAACAATTCCTGCATCTTGCTAAAGACACCACGATTGAAAGGACACCAAGCGGTTGTAAAGTGATAGTCAAGAAGACCGCTGTGCATTTGATCTGTATACATACGAACATCAAAGCAACCCCATTTGGTACCGTGATGTGTTCTGCACCAATCGTAGCCGTAGTCATTGTAAGACATAGGACAATCGTCGTTAGGTTTGATGAACCTGTAGAGGTCTAGGTCTACGAATGGTGGTGGTTTGTCGTCAATGCTTGGAATGTTGTTGAACCATTGAAATCCGTAGCCACCTGCAAACTCCTTGAAACGTTGAAGTTCGTCACGTGTACCACGAATGTATAGACTGTTCTCGCAATAATTAGGCATGGTGATAGTCGTTGAATGTGTTAGCTATGAAGTTGATGACGTTGATGTACTGTTCGCTGAATCTAACATCAACAATCGCATCATACTTTACATTATCTCTAGCGACATCGAATGGAACGTTTGTGTTGTCCCAATCAATAACAATGTGACCACTGTCGGTAGCGTACCAAGAGAAAGACTCAGGTATTGTGAGACCAACGTTTCTTAGTTGAAAGAGGTAGTTACCCCATTTGGTTTCGATATCATCTTTGCCGTTGATGATAGTATATGATGGTATATAGGTCATAATGTTATTGAATGATATTGTTAGTTTTGCATCTCTCTTCGAGCTCTTCTAACTTACTCTTAACTTTGTTGTTTGTTACTTGATCTATAGACCACTTCTCTTCGATACTAGGTTCTCTTATAGCATCTTGATCTAGGATAGTACCTGTCTTGTCGAGACCGTGTAGTTTGAGAAGATCGTCAGGTATCTTGTAAGAATAACCTGCTTCAGTAGCTAGATCGTAGAGCAGCCCACTAAGATTAGGATTGTCAACACGAACAACAGTAGACTTGTTATCGTAGTTTACTGCGAATGATATAGGCTCGTGGTTTATAGACCAATCGAGGTAGTATGTAGGTTTTTCACCTTGTATGTAATAGAATGTTGTAGTCATAATTGTTTATTGGTTGTAAAGCGTGATAGTAGCGACACCGCGACTCCCACAACAAAAAAAGCCCAAGAGCGTATAGCCCTTGGACTTGTGAAGTTAAGCTTTTCTAGGGATGCCTGAATAATCATATCCACCCCACGGCTCGCTGAGAGTGTTCTCATACATACCGTTGAGGAAGGGACGGTCAGGGCGACCTGCGATGTCCGCTGATATTTGAGGGATACGAATTTCACGATGATTTTGAAGAGTTACCTGAGGGTCTTGCGTGGGCTTATCTACCCAAGCATCCTCACTAAACTTCTCAAAATCCTCATAGCTGACGCATTCGAAGCCCTGAGCTCTACACTCTTGGCTTATGGTCTTGAAACCACAATGCATATCATCCAAGAGAGGATCACCGAGCATTCTAGAGTCTTCTACTGAATAAATCCAATGCTCTAGAACATCTTGCACCGATACCAAGCTACGGCTTGATTGCTGATGATACATATCAACAACACGATGGGCTTGCTTATAAACCCAACGCCAATAAGCTGAACGTAGCGGATCATCTTCGTCCGCATCTAACGCTAAGCCGAGAAACTGCTTAACGCTAGGACTAGGATTGAGTAGGTGATCAAACATTGCTAACACCTCCCATAAAACGCTCTACCGCTTTGGATGGCAGGAAGCTATAGAAATCTCTATCCACCATTTTGCGAGGGTCCATAGCGTCAGGGATATTCTTGCTCTCTTTGAGGTACCCAATAGAGTCGCCAACCTTGATCGCTTGATGGATCTTGGAATCTGCTTTAGCCCAAATCTCAATAAGGGGATTGGTTGGATCTCCAAGAGCCTTAATGATGATATTGGATTTAACGGTAGCGACTTCGAAAACGTCAGCAAAGCCAACGTTGATATTTTGATTTGTGTTGTTCATAATGATAATATTGATAATAACGATTAATAAAAATTCATAATACCTCTAACATCTTGAAGAAGAAGAAAGAAGGAAAATGAATAAGCTGTATATAAGGAATACAGATCAACATCTCCTGACTCGGAAAGGAACAATAGGTCACGGACCAACGCTTTTAATTGACACTTTAGTGGCATTTTAAAAGCAGTTCCTATCGTTGGGAGTCCATCTCTTGTTGCTTCTCAATGAAGCATCACAAGATATGGGAACGGACAACAGTTAGGTTGGCAGGGCTAACCTATTGCCGAGGCAGGATTTGTTGTGAGATCTCCCTGATCTCGTTTCAAGGGCGATCTTTGCATACTTTAATCGATTAAAGTATGTGCCTTGGTGAAGGCAACATGACTTTTGGTTCTTTGTGTCTTTACAAAGAATTGAAAAAACGCCTGCACACACAAACACGCACAAACGAATGCATGAGGCAGTACAGGAAACCGACAGGGTAGGTGATTAGGTGACAAATAGAATACAACATTCTAATCCTAGTATGTAAACAAGCCCTTTAGAGGGCGATGGTGACAATACATAGACAAAATCTGTGGATGTGGTTGCGTGATAGTCGGTGCCATGGGGGTAAAATCAGCACGCTATAGTACGTATAAGCCCCTCAGATTTTTTTACCAAAACAAAAAGCCCCCTAAAGGTCAACCAACAGACCTAAAGGAGGCACAACACATATACACATTATGTTACCAACAAATGGTCATCGCATATTAGGAAAGTATTTATACTAGGGTATAATCCTATTATGTTAAAACTAACCCAATCTTCAGCTTCATCGTGAGACATTCCATCAAGCACAAAGTGCTCTATAAGTCTCGTGTAGCTGTAGCAAAGGACACCATCAACAACACCTAAGATACAGTCGTTAAGACCATCTAGGATGTACGCATCAGGGTTCAGGGAGTCTACAAAGTCTTCAAAATTCGTTGGAGTCAGATTGTTCATCATTATCATCCTCTTCAACCCATTCTATTTCAACGTTGTTGTCAAGATCTAAAAGCTGTTTATTCTGAAGAGAAGCACAATAAAGCATACCCATAGCTACTGTGGAGTTATCTGTAACAATCTGTATCTCATCTTTATGCTCAGGGAGTATTCCAATGATCACATAGTGCTCACAATGCTCTCCAAGGATAGCTTGTGCTTGTTTTATTTTATCTAATGACATGATTGAGCTTGACAAGGGGTTTTAAAAGTACTTTTAAAGTACTTATAGAGTCTTTAAGAGTATGTTGTTTATGTTTATTATAAGATAGCTTTAAAAGTACTTTAAAAGTAGCCCATCGCCCTTCTAGTCATTCCTAGGTAAGCTTAGAGCCATTTAAGAGCATTGTTGGAACCTTTTGTTTTATGAAAAGAATCCATGAAATTCTGTAACTCTTTACGAGCATTCTCACTATGACGAGTTGTTATTTGTTGATCCGCATCTTGTGCCATCTGTTCAACCCAATAAGCAACAGCAATAGCAAGAGCATCAAGTCTGTCATCTTGTGTTATAGCTCCTCTATCTTTTGTTATTCGTGATAACTGATAGATGAGTTGGTATTTAAGGGATGTTTCAGGAGTGTACGTCTGAGAACTCTTAAAGTCATACCTAAGTACTTTAGGGTCAATTATGAGCTTATGTTGATTCATAACAGGCTCAAGAGTGTCTATAATACGCTTTTCCTTTTGTATGTTGTGCCTTACTTCCTCTACGGAACAAGGGTGAATACGTGTTAATATAGGCTTGAATAGCTCCGTAAACATACCGTCACCGAAGTTAGACTCCACTACAATAGCGTTTACAGAGTGCTCAGCAGCCTTTAAAGCGAGTTTCTTGAGTACATCCTCACCGTACCCTCCCTGAAGACCAAAAGCCTCTACAACGTACAGGAAGCCGTTTAACATCTTTACGATAGCACAGCCTGTTTCATCCTTACCACGTCCTGAAGGGTCAATAGACATCACAGTACCTGTATAAGGAACCATATCACCAACAGTTTTAAAAGGTCTATGGAAGCGATCTCCTGTGAATCCAACGTTAGGGATGTCTGAATCCCACTGTAACTCAGGTGTATTAGCCCACACAAGCTTCTCAGGAGCCACATCAGGGTCAATGTCCATAACAATCAGGTCATTGATCTTTAATGGGTGTCTATCCATGTCAGAAAGCTTAGGATCGAGCATGAATTGCATAGCAAATCCTGTACGACCGTAACTGACTTCACGTTCTGCTAAATCAAGATCACTGAACCGTGTTGGCTCTGTTGACTTACCATCCTTATCAGAATCCACACAAAAGGGGCTAATAGCTCCGTTATAGCGTTTTTCGTTAATCTGAGGGGTAACATACTTAGCAGTCCATATCATGGGGTCATAGCCCCTCTCAGAGAGTCTAGAATAGATCGTATCTTCACACTGAGGAGTACCAAGGAACATTATCTTGGATTCATCTTCAGGTTTTATGATCGCATCAAATTCTTTTACTTGCTCGGAAAGTTTGTCCCTCATGCCTTGGGTAGC